CATGGTGCATGTTTCTGGTAGATGCCTGCTTGATAGAAGCAAGATCGAAGATTGTGCCAAGTGTTCTAAACAAAAGGCGATTTGTTCCAGATAAGTTGTTGTTTTTATTAATGTTCCGAGTGTTCCATTAAAAAGGTAAATTGATGTAAAAGTGTTTTTTGTTTTAGGTGTTTGTGTTTCTGCGTTAACCCGAAAAACATGGAACACTTGGAACACTCGGAACACTTTGTGTCTAAGTGTTTGATTTTGCTCATGTTCCGAATTTGTTCCGAGTTGAGCGTGTTAATGGAACACTCGGAACACTCGGAACAGATGTGTTTTTAGACGTGCGAGAGCGACATGTACGTGTGCCATGGGGCATGAAACATGTGACGTGTACTGTACATATGACCAGTTGGCGGTGGGGGAAGGGGTAGCTATGTGTGATTATGGGCGGGACACCATGAAAAAGAGCAGTTTTACGACGTACTCAGGTCGAGGGGGGTTAGTCTCCTAGGTAACTGGAATTTGCGATGTAAATGGCGAGACCCGTCATAGAAAGCAGGCAGGTCATAACGCTAGCGATGGCTAAATAGTCGATAAAAAGCATGATTCATGGCCCATGGTTGGTAAGTTCACAGCAAAAAAGGGGCCGAAGCCCCTGTGGTTATAACGCCTCCTCGATGTCTTCGAGCTGGTCCATTGCGGCGACTGCGAAGACGAGCATGGCCATTTCGCCGGGGTTGTTAGACGCGTAACGCGCAACGTCGGCGGTTATGTTGTAGGCACCACGTCCGAAAGACTTGATGACTTCTGTGGTGGCACCGGCTGCGAATGCGCAGGAGCCAAGGGCGGAACGGAAACGTGAAGGTTTAGGCATATCCACGTCGATGATGGTGTCGTCGATACCGAAAAAGTCGAACTGGTTCATGATGCATGCTCCTGTGTATTAGTTGATGGTGCAGGTAGGTCGATGAATAGATCGAGCTGCGTAAGCAACTCGTCTACCTCGACCGTGTCTAGATGAATGATGTATTGACCGCTCATGAGTCGTCACCGTTATCTTCTTGATAAGCGTTGATGATGATGAAAGTGATGACGCCAGCCATAAAACCGAAGACAGTAGTTAACATGATAAATACCCCTAATGATTAAGTTATGTGTCAGTGGTGATACCCAACACAAAAGCTACCTGTTCATGACTGACGGAGTCAGTCATGGCTCTTGACCCATGGTTCATGGGGTTAGCGGTGTAAAGGGGTTACTGCTGGAGTAGGTTCAATTGGGTGGGGGGTAGGTTTTGGTTTGGGGGTTGCGATCCGGTCGGTGTCCCGATCCTGACGCGGTGGGGAGACAATGCGCACATGATTCCCCTAAAAAATTTCAAATAAAAATTTTTCCACTAATAATTTCAGAGACTTGCGTATTCATGTAGGGGTTCATATACTCCCACAAACTATTAGCAGGACTCATGGTCCATGAACCAACGTGTGAAATTCAGCGATCCAGACGTTTTGCGCGAAATGGAACCGTCTGAGTTCGAGTCTTATATGCCCTACATGGGCATGCAACATGAATCATTCACCCAGCAACAAGAGCGGATGCTCGTCCTCGTAGGATCTGGCATGTCCGTCGCCGCAGCCGGTCGCGCTGCAGGCTACAAGTCCCGTGAAGCCCCTATTACTTTCATAAAATCCGAACCCGCGAAGAAGGCGTTGGCGTTTATGCGCGAGCAGATCGTCGAGGAAGTGAAATTTACGCAGGCAAACGCGCACGCCATGTACATGGAGGCGTATACCGCGTCGGCAACTGCTACGGAAATGAAAAACACGACGGATTCTTTGGTCAAGTTGCATGGTCTGGTCGACAACACTCCTAGTACGCAGGTGAACGTGCAGATTAACAACGCGTCGCAGAAGCAGTTGGAGCGAATGTCGGACGAAGAGCTGTTGAAGTTGGTCGGGCTGGACCAGAATTATCTAGAGCCGACGAAGGAGAACGACGGGGCAGTCGTCCGTCGTTCGGAAGATGCAGACGGATGATAAAAAATCGCCGATGTGTGGCGTGCGAGACCGAAAAACCTGAACTCGCCTTCCGTGGCGGTACGATTTGCATGGAATGTGAGTTGCCAGCACAAGAAGCGGAGATAGAAGAACATGTCAGTAAAGAAGACGACGCCAAAGAAAGAGCCAAAAAAGAAATCGCCGCGCGTTTCCTCTCGCGCAAGCGCTTCCTCCCGTTCGTCGAAAGGGTCAACCCCGAATACGAAGCGGGCTGGGTCCACCGCGACATCTGCAAAAGGCTCGAAAAGTTCAGCCAAGACGTCATCGACAAAAAAGGCCCGCGCCTCATCCTCCAAGTCCCACCGCGTCACGGGAAATCCACTCTTGCATCAATTGCGTTCCCTGCGTGGCACCTTGGCAACCACCCTTCGCACGAATTTATTAGCGTTGCGTATTCCGCGAGTCTCTCGATGGGCTTCTCAAGAAAAGTCCGAGACATGCTCCGAGATCCCAGCTACAAAAACGTCTTCAAAACCCGACTAGACGCACAGAGTCAGTCGGCTGAAGCATGGCTCACGTCTGAGGGCGGGGGTTTTGTAGCGGCGGGTGTTGGTGGTGGTATCACGGGCCGTGGTGCACACGTTCTTGTTATTGACGATCCGGTAAAGAACCGAGAAGAGGCAGAGAGTCAGTACAACAGGGAGAGTACATGGGATTGGTACACGTCTACGGCGTATACCCGTCTCGCACCCGGCGGCGGTGTCTTGGTCATCATGACCCGATGGCACGACGACGATCTGGCGGGTCGTTTGTTGACGCAGGCCGAGGAGGGTGGCGACCAGTGGGAGCTGATCTCGTATCCGGCGATTGCGGAGGAGGACGAAGAGTATCGGAATGCGGGCGAGGCGTTACACCCCGCGCGGTATGACATAGATGCGCTGAAGCGAATCAACAAGGCGGTCGGCCCTAGGGATTGGGCGGCGCTGTACCAACAGCAACCTGTTGGGGAGGAAGGTGACTACTTCAAGCGTGACCAGATTAAGTACTACAACCTTAGCGAGACTGACCTTGGCCGCATGGTGTTCTATCAGGCGTGGGACTTGGCGATTGGTAAGGGTGACCGTAACGACTTTACCGTCGGGATCACGGTAGGGGTCGATGAGTTCGACAACCTGTACGTGGTCGACATCATGCGCGGTAAGTACGACGGCTTCCAGATTGTGGAGAACGTATTGGACTTTGCAGACCAGTGGGCACCACGAGCCGTGGGCATCGAGAAGGGTCACCTGTCCATGGCCATTGGTCCGTTCTTGGAGAAACGCGTTCGTGAGCGGAAGGCGTTCCAACACTATATTCAAGATTTGAGCGTCGGTAGGCGCGACAAAGAACTGCGAGCGCGTGCCATACAAGGCCGAATACAGCAGGGCATGGTCCTATTCCCGAGGGACGCGGACTTCACAGCGGATCTTGTAGGAGAGATGCTGCGTTTCCCAATGGGCGTGCATGACGATCAGGTCGATGCATTAGCTTGGGTTGGCCTGATGCTGGCAGAAATGGACACCTACCACGCGCTCGCAGTTCCCGAACCCGCTAGCTGGCGAGACAAGCTAGATTCATTAATGAAACCAGAGAAGCGGGATCGTTCCGCTATGAGTGCATAACATGGCCAGCAAGATTTATACGAAAGCGCTATCGAGCCAGAGCAAGGCCGAGCAGCATGAAACAGCCGCCAGAAACTGGGATCGGTATGTACGCGCTCGTGACTCAGGTCACCTTGAATATGTTGCCATGGCCCAGCGGTGCGACGAGTTCTACCGTGGTGACCAGTGGGCACCGGAAGACTTGCAGTCGCTTCATAGTGAGGGCCGTCCCGCGCTGACGATTAACACGATCCTGCCGACTATAAATAGTGTGTTGGGTGAGCAGTCGAGCCGCCGTGCTGACGTACGGTTCAAGCCGCGCCGCAACACAGAGGACGAGTTGGCCGACACGCTGACTAAGCTGTACATGCAGATCTCTGACAACAACAAGCTCGATTGGTTGGAGCAGCAGGTATTTAGCGATGGCTTGATTCTGGATGGAAGAGGGTACTTCGATGTGCGGATTGACTTCTCTGACTCGTTAGAGGGTGAGGTACGTGTCACGGCTAAAGACCCGCTGGACATACTGATCGACCCTGATGCCAAGGAGATGAATCCTGAGACATGGAACGAGGTGTTCGAAACCAAATGGTTGACCATCGATGAGGTGGAGGAGGTGTACGGCAAGAAGAAGGCCGAAGACCTGCGGTTCCTCGCCGAGAACGGTAACCACCTAGGCCGCGACTCTATTGAGTTCCATGAGTCTACCTTCGGGGACAACGCGGTTGGCGACGAGTT